GCGGAAATGATCAGTGCGAACTTTCCAGCAAATGCTTGCGTTTCACCTCACCTGGTGGAGATCCGAGATACCAATCATATTCCGACTTTAAGGGTGGGACGGACTGCCGAGATTACATACCTGATGTTGACGATCCCTACGACGATCAAATAAAGGAGACAAAACATGATTGAGAAACTCACGCCCAGCCAAGAGGCACGAATGCCAGAATATGCGGCCAAATGGATTAAGATTGGCACAAGCACCGAGCCAACAGACCGCGTTGCGGCAGAGGCCGCTATTCATAAGGTTTATGAATGTGGGGGCCTGAAACCACCTGAGAGAATTATTTGGAGTAAAAGCCCGACCACCATGGTTCAGACCATAGAAGATACTTCGGTTGGGGCTTCGGTTGGGGCTTCGGTTAGGGATTCGGTTAGGGCTTCGGTTGGGGCTTCGGTTAGGGGTTCGGTTTGGGCTTCGGTTGGGGATTCGGTTTGGGGTTCGGTTTGGGCTTCGGTTGGGGATTCGGTTTGGGCTTCGGTTGGGGCTTCGGTTGGGGATTCGGTTTGGGCTTCGGTTAGGGGTTCGATTAGGGCTTCGGTTGGGGCTTCGGTTAGGGGTTCGGTTAGGGGCCAGCACGAGGCTGGATGGCTATCCCATTATGATTATTTTGCGGAGGTTGTTGGTTTAGAGGAAGAAACATCCAAACTGGCTGGCATTATCGAACTAGCTAAAACTTGCGGCTGGATTATCCCATACAAAAACGTGTGCTACGCTTCCGACAAAATGACTGTTTGCGAGCTTGACGACAACAACGTTATCCACTGCGAGACCGGCCCAGCGATTGCATACGCAGACGATCTGGAAATTTATGCTTGGCACGGCACGGTCGTTCCTAAAAGATGGATTGAAGGCAGTCCTGACGTCAAAGAGGTACTAAAAACGGATAATATGGAGGTTCGGGCGGCGGGCATGCATATCATCGGTTGGGCAAACCTGCTGACATTTCTGGACGCAAAATTGATTGACAGTGATGAAGACCCGCTGATTGGCGAATTGTATTCTGTCCAATTGCCAGGTCTGGATGGTCGGCATTTGATTGTTAAATATACGTGTCCGCGCAACGGCGTTATGGGCCAACCAGTACCACCTGAAAATCACTTAAATGGTGAGAAGATAACAACCATTCTGGGAGCGAAGGCATGGATCGCAGAAATGACACTTGAAGGATACATGCCACCCGAAATAAGAACCTAGGAGAAATATTATGCGTATCTTTAAAAAAGCAGCGGCCCACGGTGAGGTCAATATCCTGCTCGTCAATTCACTGCCAGAAGACCTGACGGAAATCACAACAAACGACGATCACCACGTTATTGGTCACTCGGAAAGCGGGAACCATCATGTGTTGGAACGAAAAGATGTCAGGATGTTTGATGGAGGAAAGACACCGGCCGGCATGCAAATCCTGTACGCCCTTATCGAAAACCCAACCAATGTTAAGCAATTTCGTGCCGGCAGTCCACACGATACCATCGCGCTGGACAAGGGCGACGTTATTCGCCTGACACCATCACTGGACTACAATCCGTACGCAAAATTGATTGAGCGATCACGGGATTAAGCTGCGCACCTGAATATTGGAAATGAGTGGAGAATAAAATGATCGACTGGATTAAACTGGACCCTAAAAACCTGCCCAAAAAGCAATTGATGGCGGTCACTAATGGCTATGAAATGTGGGCTGCTGAAATATTACATTACGATACCATTTTTGGTGTTTGCGGATCCTATTTAGATAAGAATGGTGGGCACGAGCTAACACATTATGCGGCTATAGGAGGGTTGCCGAAATGAAAATTAAATCCACTGCGTTTTCTATAGATTTTGTGGAGATTCAGAACACTTCTTCCAGAAAATCAATCTGTTTAATTGTGCGCGCGGGTGTTTACGGCGCAAAATCCTCTGTTTGTCTTAACCTTGCCGAACAGGTTAAATTGCGTGACTGCCTAAACGAAAGTATCCTACTCGCAGAAATCGAATAATTGTCTAGAGAAGCCTAACTTAGTTGCCGACATCGACAGCCATTTAATTTAACCCATAAGGAACATCAAAATGAAAACTTCAATTTTTCGGGTAACAGCCTTCACCATTTGGATTATCGCTATGATTGCCGGTTGTAATTAAGCGCAACCGCCTCAACAACTCAACCAAAAGATAGGGTAAGTCAATGAGACACAACGCAAACAAAGATAATTACGAAATGACGTGGGAAGAAATTGCCCGAAAACTCTGGAGCTTTCTTGACGATGTGGATACTGCTGACGATTTTTCAAAAAGCGACGATGCTTTATATCGCAACCTTACCCGAGAAGCTCACGAAAAACGGTGGCAAACCCTAGAAGATCACGAAAAACGGTGGCAACTTAGCACCAGTGACGGATTAGATGTGTCATTCAATGTTAAGGAAACTCGATGACACAAGCACACAACTCTAATCCTGCGCCAACCACAAAACCCAAGCGTGTTGTGCGTCGCGATCCACTCAAAGCCGCACAGGACTTAGAGCGCCGTTTTAAAGACTCGATGAAAATCCTATCCTGATGACTTCAATTAAAGGGACATATCAAATGACTAAAGCACACCCATTGCAATGGCCTGACGGATGGCCCCGCACACCATCACACAAGCGTGGTGATGGTGGTAAATTCAAGCGGCGCAGTCGGCAGCGACCAAGTATAAACAACACCCGGCGGGAACTTGCTAATGATCTACGCCTTCTCGGCGCACGCAATGTTGTGCTTTCCACCAATGTCGAACTGCGGCTTGATGGTCAGCTATACAGCAACCGGTTTACCCCGGCTGACCCCGGTATCGCAGTTTACTTTTCTTTGGGCGGCGATCCGATGGTCATGGCTCAAGATGCGTTCAAGTACGTGCCTGATAATATTCGAAGCCTGACGATTGCAATCAGTGGAATGCGGCAAATGCAGCGACACGGCGGCGGGGCCATGCTCAAACGCACCTTTTCGGGTTTTACAGCATTGCCACCACCAGACGCAATGATCACCCCGCCGCCAATGGCTAAACAATGGCGGCAAGTTTTGGAGGTATACCAAGGTTCACCATTGGACATATGCAATGCCGTGTATGAAGCGTTGGCACGTAAAGCGTCTGAGGCCGAAATGTATGATCTTAATGCCGCAATTACCGGCGCAATTACCGGCGCGAGGGACCTAAAATGACCGAAGTACCTGGAACAAAAGTAAGCGCTATGCTGGAAAATATACGGGAAGGAAAATGAATGTGGTGCTACCACCCCGCAACGGACTCTCCCTCTGCGCAGGCGGCGGTGGTTTGGATATGGGCCTCATGCTTACCGAGCCAGACTTTCACACGCGATGTTATGTCGAGTGGGAAGCAGAGCCTAGAAAGCGCATTATTGCGGCTCAACTGGCTGGATATTTTGCGCCCGCGCCAATTTGGGATGATGTCACCAGCTTTGACGGCAAACCGCTGCGAGGCGCGGTTGATACCATTCTGGCCGGATACCCATGCCAGCCATTTAGCCAAGCAGGTAAGCGCAAGGGCGCAGCTGATGAGCGGCACTTGTGGCCGGATATTGCCCGGATTATTCGAGAGGTCCAGCCAGCTTGGGTCATCCTTGAAAACGTGGCGGGACACGTCACCCTTGGCTCAGAAACCGTGTTGCGAGAGCTACAAGACATGGGTTTCGCGACTACGGCTAGCCTCCACTCAGCGGGCGAAACTGGCACGCCGCATGAAAGGCTGCGCTGGTTCTGCGTTTCCTACAGCAAGAGCAACGCGCGGCGCGGGCGGACCGGACTTGCAAGAGGCGGTTCAAAATTTCCCGACGCCAACAAAGAGAGACTTCAAGGGAAGCTCAGAGAAAAGCATAACCAGAAAAGACGGGCGAAGCAGAATGTCGCAATTAGATACAGCAGTGGAGCAAGGATTCACCCCCCCGGCCCTGCCCAATCAAGTGAATGGTCAGATGTCTTTCGAGACACACCGGACCTTGCACCGGCTCTTAGCCGATCTGGGGTTGTTCAGGCATCCCAAGCGATTGTTGCACGCATACTCGCCACCAACCCGAAAGCCTATGCGCAATCCGATTGCCCAAGCGCACCGGGTCAGACGCCGGCGCTCCGACTGGACCGACAGGCGCGCGAAATACTGGCAGTCAGCGCGGCTGAACCCGCTATTCGTCGAATGGTTGATGGGCTGGCCCAGCGGTCACACGCTCTTAAGCTGCTCGGAAACGGCGTTCACCCATTGGGCGCAGCAAATGCGCTCCGAACTTTATTCTCTACCCACGGGCTTGGCCGCTTTTATGTGGCAGGCACCGAAAATCTTACCAGAAATGAAGCAAGGGAATTTGTTTGAATCGCACGACACCACCAAACCCCACAATCAAAAGGACATATGAAATGACCGAAGTACCTGGAACAAAAGTAAGCGCTCTCATAATTGACGATATTGACGAGGTAATAAGCGAACATCGCCGTCACCTTTCTGCCCTTCGTCCAAAAGTCAAGAAACTTGAATGGAGGAAACAGCACATAGAACAACCTATAATCTCCATAACCGCTAAATCACCTTTCGGTCTTTTCAAAGTACAGGGCCGAACGGGTTTTTACACAACACTTGATGACAAGATAATTTCAGATGATGTGTTTGCCACAATTGATGAGGCTAAAAGTATCGCTCAATTTCACCTTGAAATACTTGTTTTTGGCTGCTTAGAAAAATAACCACTTAACTTAACCCAACGAAAAGGAAAACAAGATGGAAAATGAGAAAACACAATATCGCGTAACCGCCGGAGAACTGCGGTCTTTTGTGGAGAGATTCGAACGGCTGGATGCTGAAAAGAAAGACATTGCCGATCAGCAAAAGGAAGTTATGGCCGAGGCTAAGGCTCGCGGGTACGACACCAGTATATTGCGGAAAATCATCGCCCTTCGCAGGCTTGATCCGCAAGAAATCAGCGAGGCCGAGGCCGTTCTGGACCTCTACAAAGATGCGCTAGGGATGTGAGCGTAGAAACTGTCACCAGATTTAGGAATGGGCAATGGGAAAAAGTAATATCCCATTGCCGTTCATATCCGTCTCGCTAAAGGGTTGCAGCCCTAGACGCTTATAATGTAACGTGAAAGTGCCATTATATAGGGATAATGTAACGTGATGGTATCTAAACATCAACTTTAAAACAACTTAGTAAAAGGCTCGGAAGCATGAAATCAGTGATCGCCCTCGTTGATAAAATAATGGAGGATATCGAGCAATGTCGGACCGGCGCGCAAATATCGCACTGCGCAAAGCTTTATGCGAAAGATATTCGTGCGCTCGGCGAAAGCGATGAGCACAAGGTGCGTGTGATACACATTAGGAACTATGCGGCATTGCGCCGAAAGCAGATCATGGCCGGAACGGCACACAAGACCGTCGTTTTTTCAGGTAGAGTTTGCGACAAATGCGGCGGACACCCCGCCCCGTTTGGATTTACGGAACACAAGAAAACAACATGGTCCTGCGGTGATTGCAGGGCCGAAAATATGAAAGGTAAATAATGGCATTTCCTCTAAACAGAGTGCAGATCGTTGGTAATTTGGGGCGCGACCCGGAGGTGCGCACGTTTCAGAACGGCAACAAAGTCGCAAACCTTAACGTCGCCTGCTCTGAGTCCTGGAAGGACAAAAACACCGGCGAGAAGAAAGAGCGCACGGAATGGATCAACGTGGCGGTATTCACTCCACACATCGTTGCCGAAATAGAGCGCAGGTTCAAAAAAGGCTCAACCGTGCTTATCGAGGGCAAGCTGCAAACCCGCAAGTGGCAGGATAAAAACGGCAACGACCGCTACACAACGGAGGTTGTTGTGCAGGGCTATGGTCCGCGCGCCGATCTGCTGGCCCCGCGTGAGCAGGCCGGAGGTCGTTCGGATGACGGGCAAGGCGGTGGTATCAACAGCGACGGGCAAACCGACGACGGACAACAAAACCCGGACGACGAAATCCCGTTCTAATATGTCCCAGCGCGGCGACCTTGCATAAATATCGCCGCGCTAGTAATATCGAAAAATGAAAAAGAGGAAATTGCAAATGACCAACAAGCCTGAACTGCCATCCAGCGTTAAAATCGGGTATTCCACCTATGAGATTGAGGTTTTGGATCATAAGGTCGCATATGCTAAAGGCTGTCTTGGAGAAATAAATTTCGATAATGGAGTTATAAAAATTGATACAAGCGCTACAAAAAGCAGTGTCGCAAACACGCTATTGCATGAAATCATCCACGCTGTTTATCAGGCGGCATCAGCCCGTGAAGTCAGTAATCCAACCGAGGAATACCTCACCTGCATGTACGCAAACGGATTAACCCAGGTTTTCGTGGATAACCCAGATATTTTGACCTTCATCAAGGAGTCGTGCGATGGCTAGCCAAATGAAAACAGTACGTAAGGGCGAAAGCTTTCCGTTCGCATTCGATATGGGGGGCGATAGTATAAGCGACTTTACATGCACGATTGAGGCCAGGAAATATCCAGGCGACACGCCAGCAGTAAGCAGGGCAATCGCTCCGTCGGCAAATGGCTGGTCCGGCTTCCTGACATCGGCAGAGACTGATTCCCTTAACCAGATTGGGGAGTGGATGCTGGTTGGGGTCATAACAAACACGGCGGGCGATAGGGAGGCAACCCCATTAATCAGGTTCCACTTAGCTGAATCTCTGCTCGATACAACCGTTATTTTACCGCCCGTATTTATGCCGCCCACAAACCTGTCTTTGTTGGAGGTTTAATTATGTCGTCCGGTCCACCAAAAGGAAATCAGTTCTGGAAAATGCGGAGTTCGCATGGAGCAAATCCTAAATTCAAAGAGCCTGAGCCATTATGGGAAGCGTGTCAGGAGTATTTCCAGTGGGTTGATGATCACCCAATGAAAGAAGGGAAGACCTTTGCCTATCAGGGCGGGGTAACGAACTATACCGTTCCTAAAATGCGCGCGATGACGCTTGAAGGGCTATGTATTTATCTGGATATAGACAGATCAACTTGGAGCAATTGGCGTAAAAACCGCCATGATTTATCCAGAGTCATAAGGAAAACCGAGGAAATCATAAGGGAGCAGAAGTTCACCGGAGCGGCAGCCGGCATGTTGAATCCGAGCATAATCGCACGTGATCTGAGCTTGGTTGATGTGACCAACCAACAGGTTTCTGGGCTTGATGGTGGGCCAATAGAGGTCGCACCTTCTGATAAACTAATGGGATTCATTGATGGCATTGCAGAGCGGCGCGGAAAAACTAGCTAACCTTTCTAAGGAAGATCGTGCTGAATTTATCGCCGGGTTAACGGAGGATGAGTGCGAGGCCCTGCTTTATGATTGGCGGGGCTTTAATGCACGACCAACACAAATCGCACCATCGGGCGACTGGGATATCTGGCTGGTATCTGCGGGTCGTGGTTTTGGTAAGACGCGTATTGGTGCTGAATGGATACGCGAGCAGGTGGACGGTGGATGCAGGCGGATTGCATTCATTGGTGAAACTGCGGCGGATACAAGGGACGTTATGGTCGAGGGGGATAGCGGCATATTGTCCGTATATCCAAGCGGCGAAGCGCCAAAGTATGAGCCATCCAAGCGGCGGCTAACATGGCCGAACGGTGCGGTTGCTACACTGTTCAATGCCACTGAGCCGGGGCAGTTACGGGGGCCACAGTTTGATTGCGCGTGGTCCGATGAGTTGGCAAAGTGGCGGTATGCGCGACCAACATTTGATCAGCTTCAATTTGGACTGCGGCTTGGTGATAACCCTCAACAAATCATCACGACAACCCCGCGTCCAATTGAGGTAATAAAGTCAATCATTGCAGGTGGCGAGGGTGTGGTGGCATTGACGCACGGCAACACGATGGATAACGCCTCGAATTTAGCAGCCAAGTTCCTAAAGAAAATCATTGCAAAGTACGCAGGCACAAGAATGGGGCGACAGGAGCTTGACGCCGAGATACTGGGCGACATTCCGAATGCACTGTGGACCTTAACGATTATAGATGCGGGACGGGTTAGGGAGGCACCCGATGATATGGCGAGGATTGTGGTTGCTGTTGACCCTGCCGTAACCTTTACCGAGGACAGTGATCATCACGGCATCATTGCGGTCGGCACGTCTGCGGATAGCGAAGAGGCGTATGTTCTAAGGGACGCTAGCATTAAGGGAACGCCAGAGGAATGGGCGCGCGCCGCGATATCGCTTTATGATGAGCTGCAAGCGGACTGTATTGTTGTTGAGGTTAATCAGGGCGGTGACATGGTTAGTTCCACCATTAGAACCATCAGATCGAATATACCCATCAAAGAAGTTAGGGCGTCGCGCGGCAAGCATGTGCGTGCGGAACCTGTGTCATCATTTTATCAACAGGGTCGCATACATCACGTTGGCGCATTCCCTGATCTTGAGAACGAAATGACCATGATGACCAGTGCTGGATATCAAGGTGAGAATTCCCCCGATAGACTTGACGCCCTTGTCTGGGCTATAACAAGTTTGATGCCAAGCTTGGTGCGTGAAGAAAAGAAACACGTGCCTATAATAATTCCACGAAACAGACAAGGGCCGATGTGATGAATCATGAAGCAACAAAAGACAAACTTGAGGAGTTCAAGGCCGATGTATCTCGCGATGGTGAGATTGGGGAGGAGCAACGCCTTGCCGCCAACGAGGATATGCGGTTTATCAATGTGCCGGGCGGTATGTGGGAAGGCTTTATGGATGGCCCGAACGGTAAATATACCAGCGACCGCGTTAAGTTAGAGCTGGATCTGGTCAGCAATTCGGTTAACCGGTTTCTTGGTGAATGGAACTTGAACCGTACCGGTGTTGAATACAAGCCGGATGATAGCAAAACAACGAGCGACGAGGCCGACCTGCTGAACGGTATCTACCGATTCGCCTTTCGAAAGGGCAGCGGCAAGCTGGCAACGGACAATGCTGTGGATGAGGCTGCTACGTGTGGTTTCGGGGCATTCAAGATGGCAACCGTGTTTGAGGACAGTGAAGACCCCGAGAATGACAACATGGATATTGAGTGGCGCCCCATTTACAACGCATATTCAACGGTATTCTGGGACCAGTCGGCACAGAGGATTGACAAGCGAGACGCGCGATATTGCACAGTTCTTGCGCGGTTTACCAAGGAGTCATTCTCTGCTCGGTATCCAGACAGCAAACCTGTGTCTGCCTACACCCCAAATGAGGTGGGCACATATGGCGATAGCAGGGATGATATATTCATCGCGACCCGCTATGAGGTCATCAAGAAAAATGCCGATATGTTTGTTTACAATAACCTGCAAACGGGAAAGATTGAGGTGTTTTCCAAGGAGGATCATGAGGACGTTAAGGACGATTTGAGGAGGGATGAATTCAGGCAGTTCGTTCGCAAGCGTAAGATTGTAAAGCAGATCGTTGAAAAGACTGTGTTTAGTGGCGATGAGATACTTGAGCCAACGCGACGCATTGCAGGCAAGTGGATACCGATCATCTCTATTTATGGGCGCAGATCGTATGTGGATGGGGTTGAGTTTTACCGTGGTCTTGTGCGCCCTCTGAAAGATGCAGCTAGGTTGTTCAACATGCAGACATCGAAGCTTGCAGAAATGTCGGCTGAATTCAGCCAAGAGGTTCCCATCTTCAACCCAGAACAGGTGGTTAATCCAAATATCAAGCGGATGTGGGAAGATAAGGTTAACTTGCCGTACTTGTTGATTGATCCTGTCATGGATCATGACGGAAATGTTATTCAAGCCGGTCCCTCTGGATATTCTAGGCCGGGGGCGCTTGATCCGGCAACTACGGCGCTGCTTGGGATCGTGCCGCAGTTCATACAGGATGTTACCGGCGGACCACCGCAGGAGTCATACAGCAAGGATATGTCAGGTAAGGCGATCAACGCCCTGATCAAGCGCGAGAACATGAACACGCAGGTCATTAATGACAATATTGCCAACTCAATGGTTTGGAATGGCACGGTATTTCAGGCAATGGCGCTTGAGGTTTACACAAATATGCGCAAGGTGCGTGTAATTGGCAAGGATAGCAGCGAAGGCGAAAGCCAGTTGCTTGAGCAGGTTGTGGACGAAGAAACAGGCCGTATCGTTGAGGTAAACAACCTTTCCAACAGCAAGTTTCAGGCTTATGCAGACGCTGGGCCGCAATACGAAACGCGATCAGAGCAGACCGTTGAGGATTTGAAGGGGATGCTAACAACATTGTCGGCGATGCCTGCTGCCGAGCAGTATTTACCATCTTTATTGGCGGTCCTTTTCGATAATATCACGGGTGTTGGGCTTGATCCTATTAAAGATTTCAACAGAAATGTCATGCTAACGCAAGGTCTGGTTGAACCGCAAACGCCGGAAGAAAAATCGATGGTTGAAGCGGCTAGCCAGCCTAAAGAAGACCCCAACGCCAAACTTCTTGAGGCCGCAGCGATCCAACAAGAGTCCGAAGCGCGCAACCTGGACGCCAGCGCCGTTCAGAAAACAGCCGATGCAAACAAGAAGGTTGCCGAGACGGAGAAGATACGCATAGAGACCGGGATATCGCAGGTTGAGGTTCTTAACCGGCGCTCAAATGACATTGCGAAGCAAGCACAGGGTGGCCTTGGTGATTTGTGATCACATTACTTGTTGATATTGACATACGCGATCACATGCTGTTATTTTGTGATCACGCACTGAGTTACCGGACTTAAACCGGGTAATTAATCCTCTTAACCCATGAAAGAGGTAAAACAATGGAGTTATTAGCGTGAATAAAGTTATCGAAGCAGAAGAAGAAGAAATCGTTGAAGGTCAAGAGCCCGAAGCGCCAGAGGATCAGGAGGATGTATCCGAAGATTCCGAAGGTGCAGAGGCGGCGAAGTCTGACAGCGACAAACCCGAAATTGTTTTAGATGGCGATTCTGGTTCGCAACCAAAACGTAGCAATGCTGGGATAAGGAAACGTATTCGAGAGTTGAAAGCAAAACAGAGCGAGGCCGAGCGAGGCCAATCTCTAGCCAAAGAAAGTGAAGTGCAGGCCAATTCTGAATTAGCGATTGAACGGCAGAAGAATGAACTTCTGCGTATGGCGCTCGAACAACAGAAGGAAGTTGCACCATCCAGCCCGCCCGATCCGTTAGACTATGACGGCGGCGCTGGTGATCCGAAATACAAAGCTTCGATGAATGAATACATCGGTGGCATTGTGAAAGCTGAAACAGCCAAGAACGTCGCTCCGGCGGCACCAAAGGTCGGTGAAAGCTTTGAGGTTGCGCAAATTCGGCACTATCAAGCCGCAGAAAAGCTCAACCATTCGGATTATAACGATATGGAAGATGTGGTGATTGAGATATTCGGAAGTGATATTGTCAATGAGCTAATCAAAGCGTCACCAGATTCTGCGGCTATCATGTATCATCTTGGGGAAAACCCGGATAAGGCTGAGGAAATTGCTGAACTTATCAAAGAAAATCCTATCCTGGGAACTATGGCAATCGGCGCTTTGAATATTAAACCAAGAATAAACAAGGCGAAACGCAATCAAGCCCCCAATCCTGACGATGAGCTTGAAGGAGCCACGCCAGTCGGACGTAACAATCCGGGACCACCGGGGGTTGTTTTCACATAAGGTGAACCAAAATGGCTAATAACTTAGAATCCAATATCACGAAAAAGCTTGCGAAGGGCTTTATGACTGCTTTTGAAAGCGGTCGCGTTCTATCAAAGAATATTAATACTCAACTGCTGAGCAATGCCTTCAACCCCGGAACGGGTGACACGGTGTACTTCAAGCGTCCAACTGATTTCAAGTCGGTTGAAACGCTAACAGGGGATTTAACTGGCAGTACTGAGTCTGACATCATCGTCGGTCAAGCATCTGGTAAAGCGCAGCCATATATCAGTGTGCACGCCAAATACAGCGAGTTTGAGGAATCCCTTGAGCTGGATGACCTGTCTGCGATTCTTGCACCGGCTGCGACACGTATTGTCACCACTCTTGAGCTTAATTGCACCAAATTCATGATGAATAATTCAGGGTTGCTTGCGGGCAGTCCCGGTAATGTTGTTACCACTTGGGATCATCTGGCAGAAGCTGGTGCGGTTATGGCGGCAAGTGGCGTTCCGCGCGATGATACTTGGTTTTGTGCGGTAAACCCTCACACGCAAACCAAGCTGGCGAGTGACCAACGTTCCTTGGGTGCTGGTGGTGTGGCTGCTGGTGATATTGACCGCGCAAATAAGATGGCGGTTATCAATGAGAACTTTGCTGGAATGAAAGTTATGACCTCGTCTACTTTGGCGAGCTTCGAAACTCCGGCAACTGGTGATCTCGTTGGGACTGTCAACGGCGCACCGGCTGCTACATACGTTGCAGCTAAGGACACCATGACCCAAGCAATCACGATTGCCGGTATCGGTGCGTTTTCCGGTGTTATCCCCGCCGGTACAATCGTGCAGGTAGCTGGGCGCAATCGTCTGAACCTGTCAACACGTAGGCCTATCATTGATGGTATTGGTGCTAACCGCTTGTTTACGGCGGTGGTTACTGCGGATGCGACCATTGCGGGTGGCGCCGGCACGTTGATTGTGTCTGGCCCTGGCATCTATGAAGCCAACGGCGCTTACAACACTATCGATTCAGCCATTGCGGACGGTGACGTTATCACCATCCTTAATGCCGACTCGACGTTGTTCCAGCCGAATTTGTTCTGGCATAAGCAAGCTTTCTCCATTGGCTCGATCCCGATTAAGAAATTGTATGCAACGGACACAGTGGCAACAACTGCGGACGGTTTGCAGTTGCGCGTTTGCAAGTACTCCGATGGTAAGACGAACACGCAAATGGTTCGCTTCGATCTCCACCCAGCGTTTGCGGTTCTTAATCCGTTCTTCGCTGGTCATGCATACGGCTAAGCATTAACATATAATAACAGCACGGCAGCTTCTTTTGGGGTTGCCGTGCTTACATCAACTGGAGATCATCATGATCAAATGGATAAAGACCAACGGCAATGAAATCGAAACCAACAGCGAAAAGGCTACGATCAAGTATTGTGAAAGTCTTGGTTGGGAGCGCGATGAAGATGGATTAAATATTGACAAGATGAACAAGCTTCAACTGGCTGAACTTGTTGCAGAGCTTGGGATTGAATCTGATGTGGATATGTCAGGCAAGATTGCTGATGTCCGCGCTGCTGTTGCCGATGCTCTTGAAGCCACAGGGGAATAACCAATGAGCACTGGGGCCGACATTGTCAAACGTGCGCTGCAAAAAATCGGGGCATCATCTGCTATGTCGGAACCATCGCCGGAATCCTTAGCTACGGGCCTTGAAGTCCTGAACGGTATGATTTCCTCGTGGACTTCTCAGGGCATAAACACAGGCGCGACACCGCTTAACGTTCTTGGCGATGAGCTGAACGAAAAGCAGGATTGCCGTAACGCCATAATCACTAATCTTGCTGTTCTGCTTTCCCCGGATTTTGACAACGGCAAGAACATTGTATCGCCAAAGCTTAACTCTATCGCAAATAGGGAATTCGCAACCATTAAGGCGTTGTATAAAGAGCACCACATGCCGCAAAAAGTCGTATCATCAACGCTGCCACGGGGTCAGGGAAACCGGCGATATGGCGGCACATTCTTCAATGAAGGTGAAAAGCTAGGGAGCTAACATTGTGCCACAGATTCCACTGCCGAAAGGCATTACAGGCAGCGACAGGCTTCCTCATACGCGCCGATCTCTAACTAACTGCTTCAACAACGGTCAGGGTCAGATTGTTTCGCGTCCTGGCATTGAGCTGTTGAACACAACAGGCAAGGTGGCGCGAGGTCAATTCGTCTGGAACGGCAGTATTTATCAGGTGGTCAGCAATAGCCTGATCAAAATCACTGATACAAATACTGGGGCATTTTCCACAAACGCGGCATCGATTTCAGGTAGCGCAAACATCGTTACGGCAATTGGCTTTAATACTGCGGTTATCCTTGTTCCCGGTGGTGACATTTACACACTGGACAAGCTGGATGTTGTCACTCTTATTTCGGGGAATGCAAACTTCTACCCAAGTGATTCTGTGACACATATAGATGGCCGGTTCATCTACATTCCAACCAACGGCGATCCTGCGTTTTTCTCTGATGTTGGGGCGGCTGGGTCCATTCAGCCAGCCAGTTTTTTCGATGCTGAGGAATTGCCGGATAAAAACGAGGTTGTTTTCAATCTAAACAACAGTCTTTACATCGGTGGTACAGACAGTTTCGAGCTGTTCAGAAATACAGGGGCGTCACCAAATCCATTTTCGCGCGTTACCGGCGCCAGAATATCGGCTGGCTATATTGGCGGGCTAACTGAGTACAACAGCACGTTCTTTTTTATTGGACGCTTGAAGGATCAGGGGTTTGGTATATTTGCCATCGGGCAAGGGAGTGCGCCCAAGATATCGAACCCGGCCATTGATCTTATTCTGACGACATATACTGAGGCTGAATTATCCAAGGCCACGACAAGCCGCTTTAACTGGCGGGGCTTTGACCTTGTGACCTTCACGCTTGGTAGAAATTCCTTCGGGTTCTTCAATGGTGAGTGGTTTTTCCTTGATACCGTGGTTGGCGGCGTATCTTCTATATGGAAGGGCGGTTTTATCAACCAGTTTAAGGGGGAATACTTTACGTCATTCGAGGATAACATCGGGAAGCTGGCAGCAATAAACCAAGATTATTCGTTTACTATTTCAAGGATAATTGATGTTGGGTTTGAGCAAGCCGAGGCTGATTTCTTTACATGTCAGAATATCGGGATTGATATAAGCCAAGGATTCAAGGCAGGCGGTGGGACTGTTGGGTTGTTTATGAGCCGAGATAATGTGACGTATGGCCCCGGTGTATTTCGAGAGGTTGGCGATATAGGCCAGTATGGACACCATCTAGAGTGGAATATGCCCGGTGGACTTGGGATGTATAATGGTTTCATGGGCGTTAGATTTTACACCACGCAGGATATAGATTTTGCCGTTGATAAAATGTATGCGAGCTTAAGATGACGGATATCGCCACAAAGCCTGATCATGGAGAGATTCTTACCGGCAAGGATGGGCGCGCCCTTACGGCATTTCAGTTGTATCTTGATGATATAACGCAGGTGCTAAATTCAGATAGGGTGATTTTGAAGCCTTACACGGTCGCAGAAGTGCCTAATGCTGCCTCGGGCTATGGAATGATAATGGTGACGGATGAGGTTGGCGGGCCGGTGCCTGCATTCAGCGATTTAAGCAACTGGCGCAGGGCTACTGATGGGGTGATTGTTTCATGATTGAACGAACCAAGGAATATAGGAGAATAAAGAAGCTTTCATCAGATATGAAACTGGTGGTTTCTGATGAGATATTTTACCTTGTGGAAAGCGATGGCGGCAAGGATGTTGGTCTTGTGTGCCTTTGCCCATGGAAGGACGACACTCTTATTGCGCAAGTTAATTTGGGTGAAGATTGCCGTGGTCGCAAGGCTGGCGAGGCGTATAGAAACGCCCTTGAATGGGCCTTTAGGGAAACGAATTACACTAATGTGTTCGGCATAATTAATAGCGAAAATAAGGCGTCGAGATTTATGGCGCGCAACGTGAACTTTAAGTTCGGTGGAATTGATTGCGATGGCTATAGGTGTTATAATATGTCCAAATCAGATTTTGAGCAGAGGAATACATAATGGGCGGCATATTTGGTGATAAAAATGCGGGGAAACGAGCGGCGGCTGCGCAAAATAAGATGACGCAGCTTGGGATTAATGAACTAAATCCATTTGTGGCCGCCGGTAAGGAACAGCTTTCTGGACTCGCCGAGGGCGCTACGGCTGGGGGTCTTGATAAACGTCTTGCGGAGCTATTTAATTCAGATACGTTTAGTTCTTTGGTCGGGGGGCGTCAGCGAGGCATTCAAGGGCAACTTGCTGCTGGCGGGTTGACGAGATCGGGGGCGGGGCTTGAGGCGATGGCGGGGGTTCCTGCGGAGTTGGCGCTTCAACTTGAGCAGATGTTGACTGGGCGGTCACAAAATATTGCTGGTCAAGGACTCGGTGCCGCCACTGGCGTTGCGAATTTATTTAGAGATCAGGGTGGTGCTACAGCTAACGGTATTGTAACGGATGCTGAAACTAAAGCAGCCGTTGGTGGTCAGATAGCCCAGCTAGCATCTGGGATATTCTTTTCCGATGAACGACTGAAACAAAACATAGTCCAAATATCCGATATTGGCGGCCTACCTGTTTGTGAATGGGACTGGATAGATAAAGCCAAAGGCACTGTTATCGAAAAATGCCCGAATGTTGGTTTTTTAGCGCAGGATGTTAAGAGAAAATACCCAGAATTTGTTGGTGAGGAGTCTGGCTGGCTTTTTGTTAATTACGAGGGGCTTATGGAGCGCCTCCAATCCGACTTGGACGCAAGAGCCGTGACTCCTGCGGTGGAATATGAAGCGAGGAGCGAATAAATGGCAACGCTTGCAAACACATCAGGTGCACGCCTCGTTGGTAATTGGGGCGAGACGTTGGGCGCTGGATTTGAGGCCAATAATGTCCGCCGTCGCGAAGTTGAGGCGAGGGATGATCTTGAGGGTAAGATAGCGGCGGCCCTTGGGCTTGGCGGTCCATCCTCGCAGGTTGTTGATGATGCGGCGCTTGGGCGTTTAGGCCAGTTATCCCCACAGATGGCGCAGGCAGTTGGTCAGGCGAAAAATAGCCCTGAGCAGGCGCAAGAGCTGCGCGATCAGGCGCAAAAAGGCCTTGCATTATCCGAGGAATTGCAAAAACTTCCAGACTATGCTTCAAAAGTTAAGCGCTTGGCGGCTGAGGCCGGGACGGTTGCGTCTTCCGGTGGTGATGTGTCTCGCCTTGTTAAACTTTCCAATCTAACACCGGGGCAACTTGACTTGGAGTTGCAGCGTATGCAGCTTATCGGCAACGATGTAATGACCTCTCTGCCACAGGCGGCGGCACCAACAGCAACAAGTGCATTTTCCGCGCTCATAGCCGCTAATCCGCAAATTGGTTCTTCATTGCTTAATCGTAGGGATAAACAGGTTTCGCAAGAGCGTTCGCGACGTGCGGCGGCGGCTAAGGCTGCGGCGGCGGCGCGCGCGAGGGCTGCGGCAGCGGCAGGTCCACAGGGTGAATACGCCAAGAGGCTTGCTCAGATTGAGGGTAATTTCGCAAGGGGTCACATTAATGAGGCAGATAGGGACCAACGGATTGCTAACCTTCGCACTGAGTTTGCGAGCGCTCCGGGGCCAGCAACTGAGGTTGCCCAAGATATTGCCAACATTACCACTGATATCAACAGCGGCGCTTTGTCTGTTGAAGTTGGTGCTGGCATGATTGCGGATGTTAGGGCCAACGCTGTGGAGACTGAGGAATTCGACCCGAAGACCGATGAAGGCAGGAGTATTGCCGATCAGATTGCAATAAATAAAATATTCGGAAGTGATAGTCAGGAGGCTAAAGATTACGCCGCAGCGGTAGCCTCTAGCGATGCTGGCGAGCCGCCGGACTTATCAAATATAGCCGGTATCAGAAAAGAGTTTACAAGTCTTTCAGGCGATTTTGTCACGGTCCGTGATAACGTCGAGAATGTAAGGAGGGCGGCAAAAGACCCGTCTGCCGCAGGAGACATGGCGCTAATCTTTGCCTTCATGAAGGCAAACGATCCCGGTAGTGTGGTTAGAGAAAGTGAATTTGCGACCGCACAAAATGCAGCGTCATTAGGCGGGCGGATAGGTGCAGCCGCGAATCGGGTTTTGAATGGCGAGAGACTGACCGAAGAACAACGCGCGGATTTTGTCGCAACCACTGAAAAACTTTATCAAGGTAGAATGCAAAAGCAAAACCTCCTTATAGAACAGTTTACTGGTATAGCTAATCGAGCGGGAATTAACCCTAGTGACGTTATCGTTGATTTCATTGGTGGTGGCTCTAGCGGGTTGGAACCATCTATCCCCGAGACCCCCGCTGAACTTGCGGTGGACGCGGCTATAAACTCGACGATCACGTCAGCACCGAGCGTCTTCACATCCAGTAGCGGCCTTGACGAACAGGAGGCGGCTGAGGTTTGGGCGCAGCTAACTGCGGAGGAAAAGGCGTTATGGCAGAAAAACTAACTTTAGAGCAAAAACGCGCTCTTTCTATAGCTTCGGCCAAGGTTCGCTTGCAGCGAAACCAAGGGCAGGGGCCAACGATAGACAATGCTGTTGCCCAAGAGGAGAAGAGAATAGCGGAAGGTGTTAGTGGTGAGAGGTTCCCAGATGTTGAGCCGCTTATGACCGCTAACGCGCGTGCTGCGGGCGCTCCGGCAGGTATGGTTTACGATTCCCGCACCGGCCAGATGGTGGATACGGCGGCTATGGCTGAACGTATGGGGCAGGGCGCGAGCGCAACGGCCCTAATGGCAATACCATTCGCCGGTGAATTTGTAGATCAAGCCATGGGCGGCTTGCGAGAGTTGCAGACCGGTGAAAACCCGCAAATAGCAGCCGAGACAATGCGCCAATCAAGAGGTAAATTCAGAGAAGATCATCCGGTTGGCGCGCCAGCTTTGGAGATAGGGTCTGGAATATTGGCGGCTGCACCTATGCTTGCCGCTGCTGGGGCGGGGGGCGTCGCGAGCACTGCGGGTTTGGGGACTAAAATTGCCACATCTGCGGCTTTAGGCGGCGGCATTGGGGCAGCGGAAGGTGCTGCAAGCGGTTATGGCGCAGCTGATTATGGCGGCAGAGCAGAGGCGGCTAAAAGCGGTGCTATGTTTGGCGGTCTAGCCGGTGCGACTCTGGGCGTGGCGGGAACCGCAACCGCCGCTGGACTTAGTCGAGCGTGGAGAAAAATCAAAGCAGGTAAAGCCCCAGCTGCACCCACCACCAAGGCACTTAGGGCGGAGAAAACACGCGCCTATAAGGCGGTGGATGCAGGCGGATTCGTTGCCCCAGCCCAAGAGTTTGACAATGCCCTAGGCCGCATCATGCGCGGCCTTGATGATCTGAATTATAACCCTGATGCGGATAAGCAAATACGTGCGGTCCTTACTGCCCTAGAAAATAAATGGGGTGATGACATTTCTTTAGGGCAGCTAGACAGACTCCGCCAATTAACGTGGCGTCGGGTTACCGGTTCCACAACGAAGCAGGAGCGCGCCTTAGCTGGCGTCATTATCGACGGGTTGGATGATCTAACCGACAAAATAGGGGCAGGCCCGCTAATGGCAACGGCGCGCGAGGCTAATTCAAGGTGGCGAAAGGCTTTAGTGTTTGAGGATGCTTGGGCAAGAACACAACGCCAGACATCAGGAATGGGAAGCGGCGGGAATATCTTAAATAAATCGATTCAAGCTGTTAACAGGATTATTGACGGTCGTGATGCTAAGTTCTTCTCACCAGCGGAATTGGATTTGATGCGGAACTTTGTTGCTGGAGATACGGCAAGAAATACCCTTCGGCGCATTGGAAAGGTCGCACCCGGAGGTAACGGCCTTATGGCGGCGCTGAATTTAGGTGCTGTTGCCGCTAGGCCGTCTATGATTGGGGTGACGGCTTTAGCTGCTGGCGCAAAGGCGATATCGGATCGGCGCGCGGTTAAGGGGGTTATGGGGTTGCGTGATGCAGTAGCATCAGGGGTGATTCCGAAAGCCGCCCCCGGGATTGGGCTGACCGCGCCAACTTCGGCGGCGCTTGGTGCCGTGGGGTCTGTGGCGACACGACCTGGTCCGACCACAGCAAAACAACGCGGCTTGGAGCTTTATGGTAGTGGGGTCACAGATCCGAATGAAATTAAATCTATTCTGACGAGCGAAGGCTTTCTGTGATTTTTCGTTCGTTACTTTGGTCCAGCTTGGTTCCGATCCAGATGAACAAGAAAATTGCTAGTATGGATAAAATATGGTACATAACGCGACAATAAAACATTTAATTAGATACGTCAATATTCGGGGTTTAAAATGGCAGCAATTTTAGTAGAGCATGCGCAATATGTAGATAGCGCCGGAAAGCCGCTTTCTGGTGGTTCAATGTATATTGGCACGAACAATGCCAATCCAGTTGTCACTGCCGCTGCTACCATTATCTATTCAGATAGGGCGCTGACCGTTCCTATATCCAACCCTCAACCGATTGATAGCGATGGCCGCGCAACCAATAAAGTTTGGGTGCGTGGTAGATACTCCATTCAGGTTAATAATTCCTCGGGGGTTCAGTCCTTTCAAGATTTGGACGCTGGTTCTAGGGGAACAGTTGATAACACCTCTATATTCGTGCTGAGTGTGATCGGTAATGACGCGATAGCTGGGGTAACTGCCGAACCTATATCTGAATATTTGGCAAATCAGCAGTTCGTTTTTAAAACCGTTGGGGAAAACACTGGTGAAGTTACCTTGAATATTGATGGTGTTGGTGCGAGGCCTGTTATTAAATATCATTCGTCTCCTATGGCCGCTGGGGATTTCATGGCGCAACAGGTTGTTGTTGTTGCTTACAATACTTTTGCCGGTTCATTCGAAGTTATCAACCGCAGGACTAGGCTTGTTGATTTCTACCAGGGTGATGATGTGGCATCAGCTATCGATTTACCACTTATCCGCGATGGGAATGATGTAAACATCACGGGAACCACAACGATTGAATCGATCGATCTTGCCGCAGATTCAATAGGCATTGGGGCTGTATACCGCTTGAAATTTACCGATGCCTTAATGCTTAGGCACCACGCAACAAAATTGAATTTATTGGGCGGTCTTGATGTAACTGTATCTGCTGGTGATTCTGCCGAGTTTCACAAGGATGCTTTAGGGCAGTGGAGTATGGTTTCTATATCCGCTATCTCCACAATGTCTGAATGGCAGGATGGATTTTCCACCAAACCCAGCCTTATAAGCCCCGCTCTGCTAAGGGGTGTTTTCCGCACGGCAACCTTAACGGGGGCGATTACGTCGAGCGGCAGCCTCGCGTACGGAAGCTTTGGGTCTCTTTTCCAAGTGCTGGGGTGGCGAGCGACCTTAACGTGTCTAACCGCAGAGCACGGTTATATCGCTGGCGATACTGTCGAGGCGTTGATTAATAGTACGGATCAGGGCACTCATATAAACACCGTGTGGATAAAAAACTCAAATAATTTTGGCATAAGTTACTGTAATGATCCGAGATGCTTCACAACCGCATCTAAGCTCGGTGGAGTAAGGAGGCTTTTGACAAACGCAAACTGGGAAATATCAATCACCATCTGGGGTGTTTAGCATAGGAGACTAAGACAATGGCACAGAATACAACTATTAAGTTTCCAAGGGTTGTTTGGCATCAGGGCGCAACCAATACACATCTAACACCGGGTGGCGAGCAGGTTTTGGCTGATGCCATCCATGAATCTATATTTTAACGGAGATACGGCATGCCCACCATCAGATTGACTTGGACTGACAACAATTCCGGCGCCCTGCACGAGGAAGGGTACAGTATATACCGATCAACGGTCCCAATGAACACGGCCAGCCTGCCGGCACCTTTAGCCACCTTGCCACCTGATGTGGTGGAATACCTCGATGCAACCGTTCTTGCCGGTGTGGAATACTATTATATAGTATCGACCTTCTTGGGTGCTTTGGTTGAATATTCAACTGAGGTAAGTGAGACGCTATCAGGAGTTCAGAGCACCAACCCAGTGTTCACGCAGTACGATGAATTTAGCGCCACCAACATGCAGACGCCGGACTTCTTGGTGATTGGTGATATTTTGTATATGACGTATGCTACGAATTTCTTGACTTCGATTGCCATGAAAACTTACACAATCAGCACAAAGGCGGAGTCTGCCGAAACTATTATAACGACCAACGACGGTCTTGATCCGATCTGGGTTAATCGTGGAGGCGGCACGCTTTGGGTTATTACCTCCGATATTAACACGTCGGGCAGTGCCAAGCTGGTTGTTTATGTCAGCACCGACAGTGGTGCGACGTGGGACGGCGGTACTACGCTGAATACTGAGGCAACTGGCGGTAAATACGAAGATTTGAGCCACGCAATCGATCCTGTGACTGGGGACGTTATTCTGATGGCAGAGTGGGAAATAGTAGAAAAAGGTGCGTCGGAAATTCATTGTGTTGTTTATGATGAAGGGACTGCGACATGGGGCGCACGGACCGTGGTTATAGCTAATGACGGGAAGGATCACGAAGGGCCTGCAATGTTTATTGATCCGGTAACTCCGAATCGGGTCTATGCCGCAATTGCGTTCAATGACGACGGGATCAGTTACGATTACAATGCCATGCACCTGATTCACACAGACAATAGCGGTGCAACATGGAGCGCCCCCGTACCTTGGCTGACGCAGCACTCGCATGTTGAGTACGGTGTGGCACCGCGCGCTGGGAAATTGTGGGTAAACAGCACTCGCATGCATAGTAGCGGCAACACAGATGATAAGAATATCATCGGCGTGCATCGGTACGACGGTGTGGCGAATACGGATGTTGAAACAAATTGGAACCAAGACCAAGGGCAATTAATTGTCTATGACGGATATGCTGATGTGCGCGGCGGGTCTGAGCGCGCATTTATCACACGCGACGCATCTGCGGGTACGGATTTCAATTTCAAGGCCACGTTGTCGGCTCAGGATTCAAGCCCTACAGTAGATATTCGAATGGTGTGGGGTTTCCAAGACATCAACAACACGTATGTCTGGGTTATGCAGGGCGTTAATTCCACAGTGTACAAACGGGTTGGTGGCACGTTTACTGCCCTAGATTTGGTAACCTCTCCCGTTATAGTAGCGGGAACGGACTATGACTTTGAGGTAGACTGGGACTCCTCCACAGGTGTTACAGTTCTTAAAATCGACGGTGTTACGATACACAGCTTCACAGATACGTCTATAAGTGCCCCCGGCAGAGTTGGCTTTGCAGCAGACGGATCTACACCCGATCACCAGCCGGTCAGATGCAAGGCGTTTTCTGCCACAGCCGACAGTTCGTTAGTCTGGGCAGAGGATTGGACCGGGTATGCAACGTTTTTCCCACTGGGCAGTGCGACTGGTGCGACTGGCGATGATGGTAATTTCGTGTCGCAAATATTCCAGTCGGGGGCTAATTATTACGTGCCTGTCAGGAATAACAGCGGGACAACAATTATCCTGTATAACTTTGATCTGATTTAGGGGCGCGCGAATATGATCTTTTCAAAAATACTGGCACTGTTCTCGAAACCAAATGATTTCAAGGGTGATCCTTACGGACACCTGACGAACCAGTTGGGGCATGGCTGGCTGGGTTGCGCGGCAACGTCTTTCATTGTTTGGGGCTTGTCCTCGGTTATGGCCTCATTCCCGCCACAGGGCGTTGTGGCCATCGGGGTGGTGTTCATCTATGTTGTGTGGTGGGAAGTCGGCTGGCAGGGCTGGCGAGGCTTTGACACCGTTGAGGATGCGCTGTTCTTCGCCTTCGGCGCTTCTATATTCGTGCTTTTGGACATGTCCAGCCCCGTTGAGCTGGGGAAAACCATCCCGTTCTTTGCGGGGTGGCGCACGATTGACATTTTATCAGCTTGGCACTTGATTGCCATATCAATGCTAATCCCCGGAGTGGCAAAAAGACTAACCCAGAAAAAAGGTAACAAGTAATGGATCACACAGTGCAAAACGCGGCGGCATTCTTGCTTTTGTCTTTGGGGATTCAGGCCTTTCCGAATGAGTTTTTCGGAGGGCTTTTTCTGGCTATATCTTTGGGGTATTTTGCGGCTATCTGGATGCCAGCGCAGGATCGGCGGGATATGCGGCTTATGCTGGCAACCGCTGTTGTCGTGTCGGTCCTGGCTGCTATTGTCCACCCGAAAATGCCCGGTGATTACCCGCTGCCGTTCATCATGGGCATGTCCGGTTTGCTTTCCCGGTATGCGATTGCTATAGTTCTTAGAGTATCGTCAAGGACAATGGGTAAAACAGATGAAATTGCCGACAAAACTATCGATAAGGTTTTCGGAAAGGACGACTGATGTTGCAAAATCGAAATACCGTACTTGGCTGGCTGGGTATCAGTGAAGGTGGATACGTAAACCACCCTAAAGACCCGGGCGGTGCTACAAACCACGGAGTGACCCAAAAAACTTTAACTGCTTGGCGTAAATCTAAGGGCTTGGGTCCGTTAAACGTTAAGCTGATATCCAAAAAAGATGCCGACGATATTTTCATGGACAATTACTTTCGCCCGGTCTGGTTTGACCAACTACCGTCTGGACTGGATTACGCGATGGTGGATTACGCGATTAATTCTGGTCCTTCGCGCGCCATTAGGGCATTGCAAGGAATCGTGGGGGCCAAGGTTGACGGAGTGCTGGGGGTTCACACTATGGCATCCGTTAATAATTTAAATCCCGCCATGCTGATTATCGAATTATGTGAGCAGCGTCTGAATTTCATGCGGCGATTAAAGCACTGGCCGACATTTAAAAACGGCTGGACAACCCGGGTCATGGGGAACAAAATGGGCGCGCAGGATGATGACATCGGGGTTATCGATCGAGGCGTTCGGCTGGCCAGAGACGCCACCGGCATACCCGCTCCTCAAGCTTCCAAGGGCAAGGCAATCCCGCAGGGTGGGTTGGCTGAGCTAATCAAGACGATAATCGCAGCACTAATGGGAGGCCTGAAATGAAGTACCTGAAAAGCAAAACTGTGGTTTCGGCCATATTCATTGCGGCAACCCAGTTTCCCACGCTATCCAACCCGATCTGGGCTGCGCTGATTGAGACCGGGTTATCTTTCGAGGTGGTTGCGCAGATCAAAACGGCGTCTTTCCTGATCGGGTTTGCCGGTGTGATCTACGGGCGCGCAGTTGCGAAGGGGCCGTTGTGAATATCACCCATGTAGCAGTCCTTCTTTTCGTATTGGCCGTCTGTTCCAGCGTATTCAATTGGGGCCTTTGGATAGCCATCGCACTTTGGATCGCCGCGATTGTGTGGGGCGGTGCGACCGTGCTGATCGTGGCCCTTGCTGATACTTGGAGGCGTTAAATGGGTCTCATTTTCACGATATACAAATTCTTCACTTCCAAGATCGGACAGGTGTTCGCGGGCCTTGCCGCCGTTGCCGTGCTGTTGATTAGTGTGCGCCAGTCTGGGGCTAGGTCAGAGGCCAGCCGCAATGAAACTGAAAAATTGAAAGCGGAGAAAGCCACCGCAGATAGGATCGACAATGCAGATATCCCGGAAGATGTTACCAGCTCTCGCGCTCGTATTGCTGAGTTCTTGCACGTCACCAAACATAAGTGAAACGGCGCTTTGTGCCGGGCTTACGCCAAGCATCGCCGCATTGTCGGAGGCCATTTTGCGCGATGGGAATGACATAATCGTGATCGCGCATGCTGATCTTGTGGCTAAGTTTAGCGCTGGCTGTGGTCTCTAGCCCCATAAAGAGCATCCCGCTGGACCGCTAAAGGCAGGTCGATGGAAACATTCCAATCTGCTGGCGGCTGGCCAAGCACTTCCAGCCACTCTATCGTCGCCGCCATTTTGTCGTATACATGAACTTCCCGCCTCGTTGCCTCTGACGGTAAGGGTATCCCCCGCGCTTTACAAATCGCTGCGTCTAAAGAGTATTTCACTATTTCTAGGATATTGGTATGGTCCGAAATCAGTGATTCTAACGGTGCCAGAATGTCCCCGATAATACCTTCGTGGTCATCATGGTGATATGCCCATTGCCGCACAGGTTCGGAGGCCCCGTGTCTCTCAGCTAGAAGCCGCACGAGCGCCCTATGATCGTGTATTGTCAGCGCGATAGGGTTGTTCAAAAATCTACGTATGTTACGTAGGTTCCGCTCTATGGCTGGGAGGTCTATTTCATCCGATCTGGCGTTGGTGATATCGGTTATAAGCTTGGAGCCAGCCTGCAAAGCATATGTCATTTTAACACCTCCGGGCGTAATGATTTTAAAAATGCGAGCTGTTTTCGTGCAGCATAATTGAACTCTTTATTGGCCCAGCGTTCCAATTCGGAATTTTGTTTTGTGGATGAGGTTTGCTGTTCATGATACCTCATTATCCAAGTGTGAAGGGCAATGTATACTTCCCTAAATGGCGTTCCATCACAGTCTATGGTGTGAGAAACCTCGCTTACAGGGCAGCCGTGACAGCGATCTACGGCAAACTTAATGAACAGCGCGCAATCAGCTGTTCTTATACGCACCTCATCCGGCGTCATCGCAATGCAGTTTGCCTCCCAATGCGCGATAGAGGCCTCCAGCGCTATTTGTGCTTTTTGTTCCATCAGTTTTCCCGCTCATATTCTGCGGTCATTACAATTTCACCGTTCTTGTCAACATGTAGGTTTATTTCAATGTCGCGCCGAACCGCCTCGCCTTCCATTCCGTTAACACATTCCTGCATGTACTCACCCATAATTCTTTTGATGTCTTTGTATTTAAGTAGTAGTTCAACTTTCATTCTATGTTCCTTTTTTTTGTTGGTGGGAACGCTAGGACTCGAACCCATAACCTGCGATGTAATAGATAGGTCGAGTCCTGTTATTTCTTCGAACACCTCTGCATCGAAGTTCGGCAAATCACGAACCATTTGAACGTCCTCGTCGCTTGCGCCTAGATACGCGGTCCGCCATTCCTCTGCCATATTGTTTGTACGGAGGAATCCGCCGTCAGTAGCGAACGTTGGGTTGTTAACTTTTTCGGCGGCGGACATGTCGTCCGGTACAGTCCAAGTAGTGGGTTTTGGGGCGAAAAGCCACATCGGTTTTTCTACTTCGTC